GTCTTGGTGGTGTTAGCTTTCTGCCCCACACCGACCATGTGTACAAACAGGCTCCCTATGAGGAGATTACAGAGGAGGAATATTTTGCACTAAAAGACTTGACACCGGCTGTAGATTGGAGTATGATTACTCATTATGAAAAAGAGGATTCTACAGATAATGTCAAAGAGCTTGCTTGCAGTGCTGGTGCTTGTGAGCTTGTCTAGTTGTTCCAGTATTTGCAAAACAAAACAAGTCTGGAACTACGACATGTATGTGGGCACACTAGAGGAATGTTCAATTATTAAGGAGAAACAATGAGTTATGAGTATCAGCAGTGGACATTGACAACCGCCAAGTACCCCAAAGCGGGTACTGGTGATAACGAAGAGCTTTATTATCTGTCTCTTGGTTTGGTAGGAGAATCAGGTGAGATTGCTAATAAGGTAAAAAAAATTTACCGTGATAACAAACGGGACAATGAAGACCTTGCTAAAGAGCTAGGAGATGTTTTGTGGTATGCTGCACGTTTTGCTAGTGCAATTGGAACCAGTCTCGATACGATTATGCAAGACAATCGTGAAAAGCTGGAAAGCCGTTTGCAACGAAATGTAATTTCTGGATCAGGAGATAACCGATAATGGACGAGATGGTTGGAGCTATAATTGCATCAGTTATTTGGCTTATTATTTCATTCGGAGCATATTCTTCTGGTAAAGAATATGTTCGTGAACAGGCAGTAATCGCTGGTGTTGGTTGTTATGCTGCACAATCAACAGAGCAAGCAGGGCGGACTGAATTCCGGTTTAACTGTAAAAAAGGAGAGTAACTATGTACAAAGTGTATAAGAATGGCAAGGTAATTACTAACAGCAAGTGGACGTTCAAGACCTACGAAGAGGCGCGTAGTTTCCTTCGTCGGTGGATTCGTGAGAACGTGAGCATGGATACCCGTCTGAACAAGGCAACTGGTTTTGGTGAACTTATCCATAACAACCCGTCTATCTCTGATTTCGGGTATAGCATCCGACAGGTGTAATCATGACTCCGATTGATCCTACGGAAGCAACAAAGCGCATCATGCATCTAATGGAAGAGCAGTCCTTCCTAATGAAAAAGATGTATGAAGCTAATCAGAAATTCTTCCTGAACCTTCAGGAGATTCTGAATATTAAACAGGAGAAGGGAGATGAGTCCTGAAGTCCTGATTTACATTGCCATAGGAGCACCTGTTCTACTTGGTCTCTGTTTGGTGGTCTATGGTTGGAGAGACTTCTATGAGTTAGGTAGGCAAGTGTTTAAAGACTTCTTCAAGCAGTAGTAAAGTTAAAGCCCCTTAATCGGGGCTTTTTTTTTACTTAGTTACACCCTTACTCTTCTCAAATGTTCTCAAACCACCAATGCCAAGCATGCCTGTGATTACTACCCAGAGCAAGTCCATGTTGAGAGAGGGGGGAACAGGCCATCCACGAGTTGCACCGTACCAAGCAAGCATAGGCTGAATTAGAGTAGCATACAGAAAAGCAATACCACCACACCACCCAAAGAACGGCCTCCACCCAGCCACAAAGATACTTGGATGTTGCGCCTCACGAGCATTGATCTCAAGTTGTGCTATGACTTGTTTGAGTTCACCGTCAGCAGCCATGCGAATCATTTCCATCTCTGCTTTCGCTTTCTCTGCTGGATCAGGAATAAACTTATCTAGAAGAGATTTGCCAATTTCAAAAATACTACCAAGAATTAACGGATTCATATTACCTCACGGATAGAAAACACGATTACCAGACCTAGGGGGAACAGACTGAAGATGACACCATCCCTTGGTTGCAGATGGATGTTCCATCCACAGACCTAGCTTCTCCAACTTATCCAAGTTCGTCATACAGAAGCTATCAATCTCTCCCTCTGGATCATAAATGTCCACTGCCAGCCCAGACATATGCTTGGACTTAGGAGCAGCACCACGAGTGTCTGCGTTAACCTGTGGGGGTCTCCACCCACTGGACACAAGAGACTTCGTTTTTGGATGTACCTCAAGTTCTACTTGATAATTAGCAAGAACAAACATAAGTTTGTTTACTCTAGCTAAGAGACTCTTGGCATTCTCTATGATTTCTTCTGTAAGCTCATACGAATATAGCTTATCACGATTCATCCAATAGTCATCCAATGTAATCTGTGTTGTCATTCCATGTCTTCCATATATGGATACAGTTGTTCAAAGTGCCGTTTCTGCGTAGCAGACCCAGTAAACTTGCCCTTATTGGTAATCCAGCGCATCTGCTCAGGAGTCATACGGTTGATCATTGCATTATAGATAGCATCATTGATTTGTTTACCGTTGAGTCCAGACTTAACAAGAAGGTCAATACCACTTTGAATCTTGTCGTCCCGTCCTTCCATAACTCCATCAGTCACCAAGTCAACACCACGCTGACGAGCCTCGACATAAGACTGCTCTTTGCCCTTAGCTTGGCTCATAGACCTTTGGGATTTAGCTTGAGCAAGAGAACGACCACCAATATATTCAGCAATCTTCTCTTCGATGTTACGCTCAACACCTCCCATGCTTCTCTTGGTTCCCTGAGTAACAGACACACCCTGATCCGAGAATGCACCCAACTCACGAGCAAGCCCACGATAACCACCGGGTACTACCTGCTTAGTAGCCTCATCCTCTTCAGCAGAAGTCACAGGCTTACCAAAACCAGTCTGCTTGTAAACCTCTGCCTGAATCTTAGTACCGAAGGCAGGAACCTGTTTCATCATAAAGCTTACTTGCGGGAACATTTCAAACCACTTACGATCCCCAACAGCAATCTGAGAAACAATCGGAGCAGCCCTCATAGAAGCACCAATGTCCAAACCAGTAGCACCAGAAGGAACACCGTGAATCAGCATGTCCTTGGCAGTCTGTCCACCCAACCACTCATCATCCATTTTGATCAGTGTTTCGTACAGAGAAGGAATGCGTTGTTCAACACCAGCAAGTCCAAGCAAGTAATTAGCAAATTTGATGAACAGTTCTGCTTCAGCATAACCAACCACACCAATTACACCACCGAGGGTCATGAATGTTGCTTGAGAGACAAGCAATGGGTACAGTTTGTTGACATCCCCAATGCTACGAATTTCAGCAGCCATCTTAGCATCAGCAATGAAGTTACCAACAGTACCGTGGTAGAACGTAGTCAGGGGGCCAGCAAGCTCTCCAAGCTGTCCGGCACGGCCATACAACTCAGGACGATCAGCCCTGCGGTAACTGATCATTGCATTGTCAGTTTCCATAGCCACACGACGAAACAGGTCTTCTTTAGACTTGAACTGCTTGCTATCTTTCATGGCATGGTAGAACATGGAGGCAGTCATGACACGAGAGAATGAGTCAGATGCCTGTGCAGGAATTTGTCCAGAAATCCACTCCCAGACCTTTTCCATCGACTGGTTGTTACGGAACATCTCAATACGATTCATCTCAGCAACAAGCTGAGGATTAAAAGTCTCAGTGTTCTGCTTTGCCCACACAAAGAAGTCCATGAAGTCCTTGGGATTACTGACAAGAGCGTGTGTGCCTTCCAGAAGTCCCTTGAAGATGTTCACGTTCTCATCACCGAAGCGTACCTTAGCGTGTGTCAGCGCACGAAGACCAAGCAACGGGGATGCTACCTGAGACGCCCAGAACTGAGGACGGGTAGTAAGAGCCCAGATATAGAACATCTGAGAGAACCTGTTGTTAATCTGATGGAAAGCATTCACATCTGTACGCAAAGGACGAATGTCCCTGCCAATCACATTGCCAACAGCATCAAATGGTTTGTTGATTAGCCAGCGACTACCCTCGGAGATCTTGTCAAGAACCTTGTTTACCAGTTCAGCACTCTCTCCAAAAGGACGACGACCAATAGCATGATCCCGGAACATCTGTGCAGCAAGAGTAGCATTCTCATGGGTGCTGTTCAGTTCCGAAGAACGACCAACAATCGGCTCAGAGGAATGAAGCAGTTCTAGGTTTCTTGCAAAACGATTGTAGGAGTGGGCCGACTCTTGTACAGCTTCCAAGAAGTTCAGGGCATTCTCCCTATCAGAACGAATACGAGAGAATCCCTTGGAGCCCTCATAGTTCTCACGATACTTGAAGTGTTTGGACAAGTCATTCTTACCACCTCCGAAACCAGCAGAAGCTTTTTGATAGACCATATCCTCTAGCATGGTACGGACAGCATCCTTCTCAGGAAGGTTACTGATCTGATCAAGGATTGCTTGTTCCATTTCACGAGACAACTCACCACGATACCGCGATGGTTCATGTTGATACGATACACGGTAGCCAAGCTTCTCATACTTCTTGGCACCACGCATAGCCTCACCTTTAGTTTGGAATGCCTCATAGGTAGGTTTACCAGAAGCATCCTCAGCATAGATAACATGCTCACCCTGACGGACAGCAGCATACCATCCAGGAACCCTATTGATCTCCATTTTAGACCCAACAGTTGCCAAGGCATCAGCCATACGCTTGTACTGTGCTTCAGAAATATCAGCAATACGCATGTAGAGCATCTTCTCTACATCAGACTTGAGCTTTCCTTGAGAAACAAGCTTCTGGTAATGTGCTTTGTGTTCAAGATTACCATAATTCTCACGCATCAGGTTAGCTACATTAAGGATCTCTTTAATAGACGCCCTACGACTAAGAGCCTTGAAGCTGTCCCTGTCTTGCAGGACATCTGCCTGTGCAACAGACTTCCAGAAGTTGTTACGATAAGTAGAGTCAGAAGGAGTACCACCAATCTGATTATTAAACCAGTGTGCAGCTTTCTGATCAGCATCACGAATCAAGATACCAATCTGTTTTACAATGGGGTGTTCTGCAACAATCTTGGAGTATTGTCCATGACCAGTAAACAGACGAATGCCATTAGCGGTAAACGGACGAATGTCCTTGATACCGTTCTTCTGAAGATCAGCAGCGATCTGTCCTACGTCCTGTCTGATCACAGAGAGACTAGGAAGACCATTAGATACATCCCTGAGCATCGTGTCAAGAGCAGCCATTCCCTGAGAACCTGTAGTGTCAGGACGATCAACACCGTCTGCCTTGGCTATGGAAGCAAGACGTACCTTCTCGGCCATTTCAGGAACATACTGATCATACCACTTGTCCATGAACTTATTCATGAACGGAGTCATAACTTCCTTCTCATTAATCGGGATGTTAAACTCACGTTGCAGGTATGCAGCTACGTTACGGAAGAATTCCTTGAGTTGGCTGACAGTCTCAGCAACAAGTCCTTGCTTGGCCTTAAAGCCATTCATTGTTGTGCCACGAGCAATCTGCTCTGCAAAGAACTCACCAAACTTCTCACGGAAAGCAGCGTTGTCTGCCAGAAGCTCAGTAGCCTTCTTGGTCAGAAGAGCACGTTGCTCTTTAGTCAAGGTAGCATCAGCGCCCTTACCAAAGTAATTAGCAAGCTTTCCAATGGCAGGATTTGTTTCCGCCACCTGAGTTTTAGTAGTTCCAGACAGGTCAGTTTTAGTAGAGAAGTGTGTCTGTCCAATCATACCCAACAGATCGGGTTGAGCAAGAGTCTTCTGTAGAAAAGCACGGTCATCATTCTGCTTCCCAACCCACTTAACAAAGTCAACAACCAGATCATCAAACGCAGTCTTACCCGGCTTAGAACCAGCAACCTTGTCAGCATTCAGCAGTGCATGTTCCATGAAGGCATGACCCATCTCATGGGAAAGACCCATGATAAGACGAACCTTCTCCGCTTTAGCTACATCACCATACCGCCCAAGGAAAGAGGAACGAGACTCCTTATTACCACCCAAGACAGACTGTGTGATACCAGACATACTATCATCGCGTGGGCCGTAGATTTCATCCAGCAGTTGAGTAACACGCTCTTCCGTCCAGCGGGTAGGATCAAGACTTTTGGAAGCATAGTCTTCTGCTTTATCACGACTCCAACCTTCTTCCTCAATCCTTCCACGCAGAATAGAAGAGTCAATGTCAGAACCACTCTCATCTTCTTGTTTACGGAAGTCGTTACGACGTTTCGGAAGATTGTCTTCAGCCTTCTTGTTCTCTCTGCTCTCGGTCAGACGGTCACGTTGTTCATTAGCAAAGCTACGCTGTTCTGTTTGGATCTCAGTCTCAGGAACACCACGGTTACGCGCCTCTGCACGAGCCTCTTGAATAACCTCCATGTCCTTAATTGTCTTGCGAGAAGACCCGGATACAAGGTCACCAAGTGAGTATTGACCCTCACGGACAACAATATAGCTAACCTTCTTGCTGGTAGAAGCAACGTGGAACATCGGAGAGAACTTGTCACCGTCAGCAGCAGCAAGAGCATCTCCCAGAGCTTGACTCTGTTTGTAAGCATCGCGTAGAGTCATGACAATAATCTGCCTGTCCTGCATACGCAATACACGAACCATCTTCTGTAGGAACGAACCAACATACTTAGTGTTGGCAATAGTATTAGACAGTCTCAGGTTCGGGGTAGTACGACCAAGAGTAGGGGCGTCAGAGTACGCACGAGTAGCAGCAACAGCCTCCTCGTGAAGAGTTCTTTGTGGTTTCGATGGTTGTGTTTCTTCTTTGAGTGCTTTAAGCCCCGCTTTGGTTGCAGCAATTTCAATTTCAATTGCCTTGGGGTGCATCAAGTCTAGTTTACCATCAGGAGTTCTCGGATAGTTGGACAAGTCACCTGATTCGATATGGGCCCGTTCATGAGCAATCAGGAATTTGATGAACTGTTCAGGAGTTTCAAAGCGAGACATAAACTTCTCTGGAGTTTCACCAACAGCCTCAAGCATCTTCATTTTTTGTGGAGAGTCTCGAAGATACTGTGTTTTGTCTCCAGAAAAGAGTTGACGTACCTGGGCGGTGTTTACATAAATAGTACCGTCTTTCCTTGTTCCAGCAATGTACTTAGTCTTTGTAGCATCGTCAATTATTTCAACACGAGGATTGGAGGAGTCTTGTCTGAGTGCCTTAGCAGCCTCTTCAATGTATTTAGTAATACCTTCTTTAGTATTAGACACTGTTTTGCCATCTGCATTTTTTTGCAGGAAGCCCTTCGGCATGTGAACATCAACATTTAAACCAAGAGCCCGGCCAGCAATCGCACCGGCAATGTCAGAACCTGTTTGACCACCAGTAATAATTGTTCTAAGATTAGGATACATTTCCTTAACCCTAGATAATGTATCAAACATCATTTGATTTACTTGTTCTTGTGTTTTACCACCAAGCTTCCAAGTGTATATACCATTTCCAGCAACATTAATACTAGTTCCACGAGTGTTAGTTAGACCCGCTACGATGTTCTTTGCAAAGTTATCAATTGATCCTGCAAACTCGATAAAGCGAGAATACCCACGGGACTCTGCTAACCTCTTTGTAAGTCTCTCACCACCAGTACTATAATCATGCGCCATAGCAATGGTAACATCAGCAGCATCAACATTTCTTTTTGTTCTTGTGGGCCAATCAGAAGCAGAAGACTCAGATACTACAAGACCGCTTTCTTGAGTCTTTTTGGTAGAGATAGGCTCACGATACCCGTTCTTATTCAAGAACTGGTCAAGCTTCAATATGGCATCCTGATCACCAGACTTGTACACCTGCTCAATACGGTCAAGCAAAGCAGTACGACGAGCTATCCTATCAGCATCAGAAGATACCTTACCGGCCAGTTGGTCAATACGAGAACGAATGAAGTCAAGCTTGTGAGAAGATACACCAAGACCTTCTAACGTCTCACGACGAGAAGGCATACCCTGAGACTGACCAGAAGGATCAGCACTGTCGTCAACCTTGTTCTTACCCCAGAAACGACCAGTGATTGGATTACGGGGAGCACCAACAGCCTGAGCAATCTCAACAGATTGAGACTTAGCATTCGGTATGTCGTATGGATTCACTACGTCACGAGTAATTACATCAAGGTCTCGGGTAGAACGAATATGATTAACTTGTTGCAAGACTGGCACAGGGGCCCTGCTCCAAGCAATTTTCTCATTTGCTGTCAGATCAAACTCACGACCAGAAGAGATTTTTTCGATAGCAGATTCTAAATCAGACTTAACAGGAAGGGGTGTCCCTTGTTGCTGTTGTTGAATTGGTTTTCCATCCGGCCCTAAGAGAACCGGGGCTTCTTGTGTACGCTTTTTTTCTGCTTCCACAACGGCCTCGGGAGAGTCTTCCTCCCGCATAGTCCGGTTGATTACATCTTGGTTTTCCCTGTCCAGTTGTCGGCGTTGCTGTTCGGCACGGAAGGCAGCAATCTCTTCAGCAGAGATAAGGTCTTTATTGTACGGAGTTGTTTTAGGAAGAGCAGCCTCAGCTTCGGCAAGGAAAGCATCTTCAGCTTCTTTACGAAGCTGTTCATCAGTCTTATTTTCTTTGTTTGAAGGAGTTTCACCTTTCTTGGCTGCAACAGCACCAAACGCAAAGCCTGGGATAGCAGAAGCAGCATAGTCTCCCCAAGTCATATCTGGGAGAGAAGCGACATTCTGGTCTTCCCTAATACCTTGTTGAAAACGATGACTGACAGCATTTTGTGCTGTGTTCGCACCAGCAGTAGCAACAGCATTCTTCAGACGACCAGCAACTAAAGCAGCAGGAATAGCCATGCCAGCAGTACCAAGAGCCATATCCATACCCATACCAGCAATAGCATTCTCAGTATCAACTCCGGCATCAATATGCCCCATTCCTGTTTCAGCACCGGAACCAGCAATCATTGCTCCAGCCGAGATAGGATTCAGATATGCAGGAATTTGACCAACAGCCTTGGCTACCTTACCCCACTCACCACGATCAAGGCCAGCCTCTCGCTTTTGAATTGCTTTTCGATCCTCATCAAGATTAGTGAGGACACTTTCAGCAAAGTCGTCAGCACCTGCTAAACGAGATGCCCCAGCAAGACCAAGTGCGATGCCTGTCTTCGGGATTTCATAGATGTCCCTAAGACCAGCCCCGAAATCCTCCGTCAGAGTGGTTTTTTGTCTCTTTGCGGGGCCAATCATCTGATCAATTTTAGTGGTCAGTTCATCAATATCATCTTGTGTCGGGTCGGTTTTAAACTCGACATCATACCCACGATAGGATAGAATCGGCATAGTTATTCCAGAAAAGTGTTACTACTTACTTAGGCGTTATTGTATAGGTATTACCAGACTTACTGGTTCCCTGATTAATTTTTCCTGAACTAGATTGACTCGGAGCCGGGCCAGAAGTTCCCCCCAGTTTGATTCCAACACCTTCCTCATATTGTCGTTTGTAGTCCTGAAGGTCTTTGTGCAATTCATCGGCCCGACGGATAAGCTCTCTTTGCTCTGGTTTTAGTTTTTCTGGGGGAATTTGTCGCAACGGCCATGCCATCGTTTCTGCCTGAGCCGCTTCTTTCTGGGTTTTTCCAATCAGACCCTCAAGACGTTTCATCCGTTCATTCTCTTTCCTCCAGTCGGCCTCGTCCTTTGCTCGACGATCGGCACCATACCGAGAAGCTTCTGCACCAATACGAGCAACCTCAGTGGCACGATCAAAGTCCATTGCACCCTTCTCACTCTCAACTTCCAGTTTACGGAGATGTTCAATAGAGTTACGAATCGAGGCAGAAGCTTGTTTCCATTCTCCGGCAGGGATCTGGAGAAGCTCAGGAGGTACAGGTTGACCCGTCATGTTCTGATACAGTTGTGCAGCTTTGGTCATACTCTCAGGAGTATAGTCACCCATCATCTGAGAGAACATATGGGCTTGTTCAAGCTTTTTCAGCTTGGCACCATTATCCATCTTCTGGGTGAAGTCGTATGCTTTCTCTTGGCTTTTAAGAATGTCTCCTTGCTTCCCAGCACGGGCAGCTTCGTGCCACAGACCAGACTGTTGAAGATCGACATCAGACTGGAAACCACCACGCTTTGCAAGGTCTTCCAAACGACGAGTTTCACCCTGCTTTTCCCATTCCATCTGTTCCATGAGTTTTTTCCTCATAGCCAGATCAGCAAGAGCCATCTGATTGTCAACAGCATTCTGATGATTGATGTCTCGTTCAGCCCAGCCCCAACCACCAAGAGCACCATCAGCTTTCCAGCCGATTTCCGGTGCAGACATTGGGATATAGTTTACGTCAGCCATTATTAACTCTCCACAAAGGATTTAAGCCAGCTTTGAATAGGAGACTCGTTGTTTCCTAGACCAAGACCAGACAGACCATACTTGATAGCAGAACCCAGATAACCTTCAGGAGCCATCCTTGACTGAATGGCTAGGTTGGCTAGAGGCCCAGAAAAAGCAGAGGCAGTTGCACTCCGACCATCACCAAGAGAAGCAGCACGGAGGTAGTTATCCATCAGTTGTTGTTTGTACGGAGCACCACCAGCTTGAATAGCACGAGCCATACGAGCAGGAGCATCACCACTACCTGTCTGACCACGAAGAGCCATCATACGACGAGCGCCCTGTTCTGCTTCAGCCATGTGGGCACGGTAGGTAGGATCATTCTCCAGAGAGGACTGAAGGTTCTGCAAGCCCTGTTGACCCCATGCACGAGTTTGGGCGTGAGGATCAGCAGTTGACATCGCCATGTTGTACAGGCTATTCATCCTGCCCATCGCATCGCCGTAGGCATCCTTAGCTGTACCATAGGATTTAAGAGACATCAAGGCCTTGCCTAGATCATTCGGACGGAGACCCCAGCCTCCTTGGTTAGTAGGTGCAAACATGGTTTTTCCTTTCGTAATTATTGAGGCAAGGTCAGCATTTCCAGTTGTGTCATGAACTTTATCCCAGAGAGGATTACGCGGATTTCTGTACATATCTGAGGACTGTATAGCGTCATCAAAGTATCCTTGCTCCGGGCCAGGATCAAACGGATCTGGTACGTTGTATAGATCACTACCATTACCAAATGCTTGATCAACAAAACCACCGGGATTACCTACATCAGGGATACGCAGATCAGGCATGATACTGTTTACAATCCGATCAGCAGCCATGTCAGACATACCAGCAAGAGCACCGAGACGACCAGAGTTGTCCAAGTATGTAGTGATTTCTCCAAGATTATCAACAAGATTTCCAAGACCATCTACACCCATGCCCCACTGGTCGGGTGTAAATCCTCCTCCGGGAAGGAAGCTATCTGGATTATATGAACCTAGCTCCCACGGGGCAGAGCCAGCAGCGTATTCAGATCCCGGAGCAAGTGCGCCTTCCCAAACACCATCAGCATTCCAACCACCAGTAGGTGAACCAAAATAACCACCAGCTAGACTAGCCAGAAGACCTATAGCGGGATTACCCGTTGCTTGTCCAGCAATACTCCCTATTAAACCCCAAGGTTGTCCAGTAGTAGCAAGAGCAATGAGACCCGGTAGGAAGCTCATGAAATCTCCACCACCAAACAAACCACCGTCTGATTTTGGGGGGAGTGGGATGAAAGTATTTTGAGACATCTGTGTTGGAGACACAGTATTACCATCAAATGCCCACATATTCTGGGTTCCTGCTGGTATTAGTGAATAGTTGTATTTGTCTTTCCATCCAGCAGCATTGTTGTCTAACCAGTCTGTGTTAAATAAACCACCCTTCCATATAGCATCGGAGGGAGTCTTAAGTCCAAGACCAGCACCGGGATCGTTATTGATCTTATTGAACAAATTCTGAATATCTGTTGCTGTTGAGTAGTCTGGCCCATACATAGGTGTGTCTACTGTATATGCCCCATCAGAATTTGCATTGTATGTTGTGGGTGAATACCCGATAATGTCTCCACCCTTTGGTGTTAAATAAGCAGAGTTGGAAGAAGTTTTTAGATTTGTAGTACCATATGGCCCAAGACTATCTATCGAAGATGGCCCAAGGAATCCACGGAAATTCGGAGATCCAGTAACGTACATACTTTCACTTGGGTCAATGTACGGCATGATCAGGGTGCTTTCCCCAATAGCAGCACCGGGGGTTGTATAGTCACCCCAGTATGAGAAATTATTATTCTTTAGATCAAGTCCAGCCATATTATTATTTCCTACGAATAGAAGTTAGGGGCCCGATTCTTTGTCGGACGACCAGTTGACTGGTGATGAATGTCAACAAAATGCACAAACGTATCTTGGTTAAGCGTGTCTGCTACGTCTGTTGGGTCTCTATAAACACGAATCAGAAGCAATCCGTCAACTTGGATCGTGTTGTAGTTCAAAAGGCCACCAGTGCCTCCATCATTAGCAAATTCTACCTCAGCAATCATATGTCCATACTGAGTAGTAGATCCTTGTTGCGTCACAGACACAGTGATTGGTGCTATAAACGGATCAGCAGACCCACCAGCAGTTCCATGACCATCAGCATACGATATGTCAAAATACCACTTAGCAACTCCGGGAACACCAGCAGTACCCCCGGTATCTACAGTTGTTTGAGACCAGTGGACATGGACGTATGCCTTTCGTCCCTCGCCTACAACACCGGGAACCCAGTCGTGAGGAATATGATATTCAATAAAAGCCTCGTGTATGTGGTTGTTTGGTGCAGTCGTTCCAAACCGGAAAGCATACAGGTTACCACGATATGCTACAAAGTCAGGAGCAGAAGAAGCCCCGCCACCAGCAGCCGGACGGGTATTAATAGCACCAAGCAAATCAACCCAACCGAAGTCAGGGGATGTTGTATCTACCTTAATACCAATACCACTATCTTTAGCTACAATGAGTTGACCAGAGACTTTTGTTGTGTCTGTTGTGGCATTACCAAGAACAGTGTTTCCAGTTGATGTCAGGTCAGTGAAAGTGCCAGCAGCAGCAGTACCTGTACCGATTGCTTCAGGAGAAGCCCAAGTATTTCCTAAGAGCTTAGAAGCATCAATATTAGATTGTGCTGCTCCAGTATACTCATCTGCTGTTAGATGGTAATTATTACCAGAAGTTCCACCCTGAATAGCCTGAAGATCATTATGTCTCTTAATTTGTAAATCCGCAAGATCAGACCCTGTTTTGCTCACAGCATCCCAAGTAACAGAACCAACTGTAGAGAAAGCTTGACGAAGACGCTCAAACCAGTCCTGCCAAGACTTGCTTCCCATCTGATCACGAGACGGAGGAGGAGGCAAGAAAGACATCAGAACTCCCCAAGCTCTAGTTCAAATTCCATTGCCTCAAGACGAAATGGCTGGTTACTAGAGAAAGTCAATTCAAAAGCTCTGCGGCGGAAACTACCAAGACGAACCAGATACTGGTGCATATTAGAAAGATCAATAGTTCTAGCAGTTGACCAAGTGCTGTAGTCATCATCAGAATACCTTACAGACAAGTTAGCAGAGGAACTCAGCTTGTCTCCGGCAATCTCAAGACGAGACATGAACTTCCTTTTCAGTGTTCCCCCGTCAAACAAAGGAGAAACGTATTTAATAGAGATGGCTGTTCCGTTATCTTGGTATGTCCCATGAGATACCGTGAAATTGTAACCAGAGGTAATGTGTTGCATCCTGATTGTGCCGTCAGCATCAGTTGCATCGACAGCCTGAAACTTAGTAGGAGAGGCCGAAACAGTTTCTGTCCACTCGTGCCACTCACTCTCACGGAGGTCATACACCAGAGTCCTTGACTGAGAAGACAGGTTCAGGACATAGAAGATATGTCCATTCTGCTTGAACTTCCAAGCGTAAGCAGAACTGATTGAAGAGCCCTCAGCATTAATAATCTTTTCAATCGGTTCTGTAGAAACAACCTTTGGTGTATAACCATCTAAACTAACAACAGAGTATCCACCTGCCTTTGTCTTAGCAAGGTAGATCATATTATTCTCAATACGAACTGTCGCTCTCTCCGCAGCACATCCCAACTGATTAGATACTTGATCGTTTCTTGTCAGAGGAGATCCAGTTGCATTAGCAGCATCATAGAAGAATTCTGTAGTAGACTCGCCCAAAGCAACTATGTTATTTTGATAACGAGCAATACCAATCAATTTATCTGGATGATTCTCAGCAGACACATAAGCATCAGAATACCATTTAGTGGGTTCAAGAACCTCACTATTCCAAATCTTCTCTGTACTTGCCTCTGCAACAAATACATAGTTATCCAAACAAACAGGCTGTGGAATGTGACTCGTGGGCAAGCTATTCACATAGGCTACAGCAGCGGCACCAGACCCACCACCTCCAGAGAATGAGACGGTTGGGGCAGAAGTATAACCAGACCCAGCATTAGTAATTGTGATGGTAGAAACAGCACCAGAGGCAATTGTGGCAGTGGCTGTTGCTCCACTACCACCCCCACCAGTAAGAGACACGGTTGGATTAGAGACATAACCACTACCACCAGCAGTGATTTCAATCTCAATGATTGTCCCATTAGATACAGTGGTAACAGAATCACTGGAATTAATGAGATATATCTTTACACCGTCAGACACTACCAAATAGTTAGTGGTCGTGAGGATCTCATCAAACCCCACTTTACCTGTACTGTTTTGTAGAGTCAGTATTTCAGTTGTGTTTGAATATAGTTTATTCCCAAATGCAGAGTATGTTTTAGAGTTCTTCCACCAATAATAAACACCCCTGCCCTCGGCAGGAGAAGGCGCTACTTGTGTACCAGAACCATAACCGGGCCTACCAACAAGATAATAGGTATTGCTCTCCTGTTGACCCTCTACTGCGTCCCTGATTTTTTCAAGGTAGCAGTTCATAAACAAAGAGTCTTTAGTAGAAGCAGATGTACGATTGTGCTGTGAACCAACAAAGGGCAGTTTTGCCCTCATCATTTGTTCAGGTTTACGTCCAGCAGCCATTAACACCATCTCCGTTCGGGACAGAACATAATTGAGTCGTTCTCCTGATCATACCCCTTAGCCATCATCTTACGACGCTCTGCTTCTTGGGTGATCAGTTGATAGCGAGAATTAGACACACCATACTCAGGAGCAAGCTCCATAGCCAGTCCCCATTTCAGGGCGTTAAACCATTCTACGGGAACATCTGGCTCATCAGTAGACGCATCAAAATCTTCAATTGGACGTTGATAGACAATCTTCAGAGTCTTGTTACTAGCAGCGGTAGCATCAGGAACAGGAAACAGGTAGATGTCTCCATACTCTCGTTGAGGGTCATAATACATTTGACTAGGAGTACCTTCACTTGTTTTATTTCCTAATAGGTAGTAGTCTTGTTCTGATATGATAACTAACGGAGTGTCTGTGTCAGAAGAAGAGTCGTTCAAATATGCCTCATAAATTTTAAGAGGCTTTGGGACATTTACAGTTTGGCTATTACCACAACGATATCTTGCTGTTCCATCAACAAGAGTGATTGATGTATTCTTGACACACCACATCTGGAGGCCATCAGCCATCCAAGACTTAGTGAGAAAGTTTAGAGACTCGGCGGCATTACTGATCTGTGTTGCAGTAGCAGAACCACCTTCAGGATCAAGAACACCAATAAGACGCAACGCCCCGTTGATGAGGTCGTTACGAGTTGTAGAAAGATTACTACTTCCAGAGGTTGCCATTAAACATACTCCAAAGAATTCCTACAGCAGCAGCAATACCAGCAAGCCACTTAACAAAAGTAGCAACATTACCTGCTGCCCTCCAAGCAGATACCAGATCATCAACAGACATCTTGAGTTCCTTGATGTCGTTCCTAATCTTTTGAAGATCAGCTTCCTCTTGTGCCATGTGGTTTTCCAGTCGTTGATCCATGAGAGCAAGCTGGACATCATATGATCTGCGTTCATCAGTCACGCCATCCTCGCTTTTCTCGTTCGTTTGAATGAACGGTTTTTTGACCGAGGTACAGATCTTAAATTTGATTTAGAGTTGTTACCACCCTTAGCAAGAGGTTTCTTATGATCTACATCAACGGTAGATGGAAGATCGCCATTAGTTTTCTCATAATCACTTCTTGCTTTATTACGAGCAGCACGTTTCTTTATTTGATCAGGACTACCTTGATAATTCTGGTATTCCTTCTTGTAATTGCGTTTATAGTTTTTAGAACTTGGCATAATTATTATACCTATACTGGAATCAATACATTTTCAAAATCAGCAGGAGAGGGTACACCAGTGAAAGGAGATTTCCATCCTTTCCTCATTAAAATCTCCTCTACCTTCTCGGAGCAGATACTTCCTTTGTGGGATGGCTGGTTCTTGAATCCAAGTTTCTTCAAGCCGAAGGACAGGTAATCCAACACCCCGTACCAATCCTCGCTGTGATCTAGTTCCCACTCCAGGTCTTCGCGGGTAACGGTGACGGGGCATTGGTAGAGCGCAACGTGCTGGCTATCGTAATAGGGCCAGGGGCGACGCCTGAAAAGCAGGTTCATGTCGTACATCTTGCCACCGTCTGTGTCCACAAAGGCGATGTGGTACGCCGGACTCCCAGTGAAGAACTGGGTCAGCCAGGATGACGGCTTCGCGGGGTTGGAGATGATGGCGATGTAGATCACGGGGTTTCCTCATACACTTCCGGCCAACCGGCCTTCCAGTCGTAAGCAGCCATCTGGTCAACGTCAGTCATGGCGGCCAGGGCGGCTTTGTGCTGTTCTGCCTTCTGGAACACGGCTTGCTCCTGCGCCACCTGGGCGGCGAAGATTTCCTGCGCCAGTGTGGGAGTCATCAGTTCAAAAGAACCATCCATCGTCTTCCATTGCAGACTCGCCGGGATGTTCGACCCAAGCATCACCAGCGCCATCTGTTGCGCCTTGCTGTGGGTATCGGAGTGATACCACTTCGTCCCAACCTTGGCCCCACCCGTCTGAATAAGATAGTCACGGTATTGCTTGATCTGCCCCCACAGCATCGACAGGACTTGCGAAACCGGCTTCGGCTCCTGAGTCAGATTGCCAGCCTCGTCCTCGGTGATGTTATAAAACCGCTCGTCCTTCCGCACCGGGTCAGGAACTTCCACAACGCCAAGCGCGGCACGAACAGCCGGGTCTTGCAGATTGCGATAACGAGTGCCATCAGGGGCGGTAAAGGGTGCGTCGATGTTGATCTTTTTTTCATTGAGTCTGTACATGATTAGTTTCCTTGTGCCGTGTTGGGAATGCCGGATTCGACAAAGTCATCTGCAATCGTGGCAGTCCAGTTGTTAGTTGCAACGTCATTGTAACCAGCAGCAGCGGTGCGAATTTTGAAGCCACCAGCCAACTTGTCGGCGTGGGTTCCCCAAGTGACTGCGTTTCCGTCGATGGTGAGAGTGTCCGGCTCCCCGCCAATATAAACAACAGGCCCGTTCGCGTTTGCGTCGCCCGTAAAGCTGCCAGAAGTCGCTCCGGTAGTGTCATTTAGGTTGGCGGTATTAAGGGCTTGAAAGCCAGTGTTAGGTGTATTCGCAAATGCTCGTTGACCTGCGTTGAAATAAAACCCTGTGCCGTTATACACAATACATCCGGGGTAATAAGTGCCAGAAGCCAAGCTAGATAGAGACACCACCAGTGAGTTATTTTTGTAGATAGCGCAAGTATGGGCGTCGCAGTCAAGTTCGAACCGGATTACGTCATTTGCCGCAACTGATCCGCCATGGTTTGTTGGCGTAGTATCTACATAATAATCTGTCGAACCATAGACAAAGCCATTGGTATCAACCCCAATCCTAGTGTCTAGGTAAGGGATAAAATTTCCGCGATATGCCCCACAGAATGGAAACCCGCTACCTGTTGCTGTAATAGTAAATTCCCACACCCATTTACCCGTGCTTACTCCTATTGTGGAAACAGCGGATGTGCCTGTTGCTGACGCGATGGAATACTGTAAGGCACCGTTTGCGTGAGTCCCAGACGCCCTTGCAAGCGGATTCAACGTGGCGTAGTTATTCGTCGGCGTATCTTCCAGCCAGTCGTTGCCGGTGCCAGCAGTCACCGAGATGTTCGTCACCGTGAAATCATTGCTACCGGCGGCGTCGTAGCCTAACTCAGCAGCAGACGCGCCATTGGCGAAGTCTAGGTAAAAGCCGTTGGTGCCGTAGGTAGCAGAAGGGCGTACAGGGGTACGAATCCCACCAGTTGTTTCGGAGTACGCTGTAACTGTGGTTGACCCGTCAACACCGATAGGCTCTGATAGATAAGCATCCAGGTAATTCCCGGAATTATCCCGCCCTATGTAGTGAACAACCGTGTTGTTCCAGTTGGTGTCGGTGTTAGTTATAGAGGCGCGGCCATCTGTGCTGTAAGAAGAAACCTCAGCCCCGTCAATCAATATCTTCGCCCTGCTTCCTGCTGTGCCATTGGCAACGTCGAGAATGAACCCAACATCAACCGTCCAAGCTGTAGGATCACGGAATACCTGCGTAGTCACAAGCCTTGCTGACCCCAGCACATCCAAGCAAAGCCTGTCGCTTGAGTCAAAATAGAACTTATCAATGCTCGCCGTCCCGGCTGACGCGATGACCTGCGCCGTGCCAAACTTGGTGCGTTTGATTCTGGTTCTGAACGCAATCAGTTTGCGGTTCCCCGCCCCGGCAGGGGTTCTGCTCATATAAGCAGAATCCGCCGAGTTGAACCGGACAGACTTGGTTATCTGGTATCCGCCAGTTGAGCCGAAGCCTACAGGAAGGACGCTCACGTTAACGCTCCAGTGCCGGTCACATAGACATGAGTGGCGTCAACGCAGAAGTAGGTCAACAGATAGGTTCCTGTTGCACTGATTGCGGTAAGAAGGGAGTCTGAGCAATAAACCTCAGACCCAGCAGAAATGCTGTAGTTGGATGCGTTATACAAAACAATAAATCCACTCTGCCCTGCGGCTTCGTTAGAGAATTCAAGCGTGTCAGATGCTGCCGGCTGGTAGTCAAAGTTGTTGTACGCAGCCATGTCAAGCGGAGCGTTTGTAACTGTGGTGCTAATGGCCCCACGTTGTGCACCAGTCCAGGTTTGGTCAACATCAGTCTTTGCGGTGTCGGCATCGTAGGCTTGGATCGAAACGCCGATATCAGATTGGTAAGCAAAGTTACCGTCAGAGCAAGCAGTGTCAAACTGCGCTTTCGTTCCAGTTAGGGTTACAGAGGAGAGGTTGATTGAAGTGATTGCATCTGCCCCAAACTGCATTGAAGTCCAAATGTCAGGAGAGGGGTCTGTGTCTGGAACAAGCACTCTACCTTGAATTGAGTTGATTGTTATGGAGGTGGCACCATCAATTGTATCTGTTCCGTTACGATTGATTGTTACTGTGTTGGCGTCACCAGTAGTTTTCTTGAACCCAACACTCCAAGGATTAGTTAGAGTTAGGCCAGCAATAGAGGGGAGGTTGACAACAACATTACCACCACTAGTGTCAATAGCAAACAGTTTACCAGCATCTGTGTTGGTGATGGTAATAGGAGAGTCAGAAAAGGTTTTGAAAGAAACGTCATTCCACATTACAGCATCAGCAGCAGAAGCAGCAGCGGCAGCAGAAGCAGCAGCATTAGTCTCTGACACTCCAGCAGCAGTGGCGGCTGCTTCAGCATTAGTTTCTGCTGTTTCTGCATTTGTTTCGGCTGTCTCGGCATTTGTTTGTGCCAACTCAGCAGCGGCTTGGGCTGCTTGAGCAGCCGCTACATTAGCAGAAACAGCATCAACAGCAGCCAAAATTTCTTCAGCAGTTTTCTTCGGAATACGAAGCTCTACCTTTGAACCCGCAGCAAAGGCAGTTGCAGATGTTCCATCAAGACCACGACCAGCAGCGTCGATTGTAAAGACATCTCCAGACCTGGCAGTGACTTTGATAACCTCCCTAGTAACTCCTGTAGAGTCCTCAAAAGTTAAATAGGAATAGTCCCCTACACCATATGTAGGAAAAACACTACCACCACTTGCAGCAACAGTGAACGATAAATCAGAATCAGTTACTCCAATGAGGAGAGTGGTCTTTGCATTATTAGCTAGTTTAATTCCCATTTAGTTCATGTCCAATAAGTTAAGCGCAGATCCATTCCAAGCACGATCTGTGGCTGTGTTTGCGTTTATATACACATCGGCTGGCTCCGGTCTAGAAAAAGGGATAGGAAATTGATCTCTTCGTGTTCTGAAGAAATCGGTGATATGCCGTTCTTCATAGTCATCCGGACAAACAATTAGGCCATCCCAGCGTTTGAGAGCTTCTGTAGATTTTATTTTAAAGCCACAAACATCACAAATGACGTTGTAGCTCCCTTTTCCTTTTACGGTATTCATACGAGTACCAAAGGAAATTCTTTCAGTACAATGCTACAATATTAGTAGCAGTTGTCCCTGTAGAAAGAACACGGTCTACTTGAATTGGGAGAATTGTTCCTACAGGAACAGCAGCAAATGTAGCATTTGCAGAGTCACCAGACATTCGTGCAGTGACCGCACCAGCACCACCAATATACAGTCCCCGCGTTACAGGGATAATTGTTGTGTCATGGGGAGTAACAGCAACCGCTTTAGCGGCAGTTGAGGGATAAGAATCAATCATAGCAATCTCCTGTAATGGGATAGGGGTTACCTATCCCAAAAGGTTAATTATTTGTCACCAACAATCGCCCAGAGGAGAGTTACTGTTCCTGTGAAAGTTCCAGTACCAGAGGTATGAGTAGCGCTATCGTCTACAACCAGATTCAAGAAAAGATCTTTAGCGGTTGCAGTGCCGTCAAACCAACGGGCACCAGACTCAGTGAGTGCAGTAGCCACAGAGACAGCATCAACAACAGCTACCTTGGCGGTTGCAGCAGCAACATCAACCTCAGGCATAATGTCAGCCTCAGTCCCAGTCAGGGTGCTTCCAGTTGTTGCAGTAGCAGTACCAAGTGCTACACCACCAGCCCAAGTGTTGGTAATTGTGCCAGTAGTACCAAGGGTAACACTACCATCAATCACAGCACCGAAGGTAACCAGCAGACCTTCAGGGAAATCGTAGAGTTTACCTGTACCACCATATTGGGCAACACCAGCATCATCAGTGATGGTTACAGGAGTGGCAGTACAAGTGATTACGGTTTTATGCAGAATAGCATCACCGTATTCAGTAACAGAAACAGTGGCACCATTCCCAGCACCAACACCGGAAGAGGTCTCAGGAACATCAGTAGTCTTGATTTTCTGAGCTTGAATGTTGGTAAATTGAGTATATTTAGACGAAGTATTTACAGGCATGATATTTTCCTTTCCTCCCTATATAGGGGTCAACACGGACATAGCCGTTCTATGGGGAAGCGGGCCTTCCACCCGCTGGGGACGTATCCTCTGTGTCTGTTCAGGACACTAAATTTACAGATTAAGCACCAGGAGAACCGAAGATACCACGAGGATCAGTCCAACCAAAGCTATAACGAGCAGTAGCTTTGTACTTGGCGTTGTCGGTGTCAAAGTCCTCATCCATAGAGAACTCATCAGCACGACGCTCAAAATGCTTCATACCGTCCGGAGAGTTGGTACGAATGAACCAAGCATCCGTATCAGTCAGGTAGTGGTTGACGATCAGACCCTTCGGGAACTTCTTACGCACGATATTCACCGTGTTGTTGGCAGTACCAACTTCGTATTCAGTACCCAGAATCTTCTCGGCATCAAACACCAGATCCACAGGAACAATCAGAGATTGCGGCATAATATTGATCTTCAGACCACGATCATTCGTGAATTTCATCAGATCAATACAAGCCTGTTCCAGAGCAGCCTCAGACAGGTCAGCAGCAGTCGTCAGTTCGTTGGCAAACGTACCACCAGCGACATTAGGATGGTCAGTAGCACAAAGCTCTTTACCATCACCACCCAGACGAGTGTTGGAGAACGCATTGTTGTACACATTCGCAGCAATCGTCTCTTTAGTTTGGTTCATAGAGAAAGCCAAACCACGAGCACGACGCTCACCAACCACATCATACAGATCATCTTCCACCATCTCTTTAGTGATGATGAAACCCAGACCATAGGTGATGTGGGTGTAACGGCTCAAAAAGCCTTGGACTTCAGAGTCGTAGTTGATAGAACCAGCTTCGTTCTTGGCAGAAGCCAGACCAAAACTAGAGATACCAACATCTTCCTCAAAAGCCTTGCGAGACTTGAACGTATCAAACAGCTTATCATATTCCTTAGCATGTTCGTTATAAGCCTTGCCATACCAAGCATTTACGCCGGGCCAAAGAGCCTTACCAAAATTACCAGTGTTAATAGGCATCTAACTTTCCTCCTCTAATTAGCTGTCAGCATTGACGAAAACTTGGTCATCAAACTTAACCCACACACGACCCCACGCAGCGGCGTGATCATTGTCAGGATAAGAAGGAATTTCCACGATAACTACGTCAATGTCAGTAGTGTCATCACCATCAATTTCTTGTTGGGACAGACCAGTCGTAGCAGAACCGGCGGTATAGATCAGGCCATAACCTTGACCAACAACCGGGGTGGTCGGAGTGCCATCGAACTGGGCTTCAAAGATGACATCATCACCGGGAACATAAGCGCAATACCACTCAGTATGAGTAGAAGCACTGTCGTCGTAATACTTGGTGGACAGGTCAGCAGGATTAAAGTTAGCAGTGGGGGTTTTACCGTCTTTATCAAACTTGCCAAAACCCACAGCAACACCAACAATGTTGTCATTGTGAGCAGTAGAGGCAGCAGCAAGACCACTAGAGAGTTTGATGGCGTCACCGACAAAAATGTCAGCACCGTCAGCAACACCCACATAGCGGGTCATACCCGACACAGGAGCGCCGGATACGGTCTTAATAGGGCGAAACCCATTGGGACGATCAATATTAGCCATTAAATGACTCCTTATTTATTACAGGTTAAATGATGTGAGCGTCCCAATGGAGAAATGTTATGATCTGGAAATTTCCAGTTTACCATAACGATCCACGAGAGCTTCACGTTTAATAGTCTCTTCCGTCTCACGAATCTGTTGTGCTTTGGCTGCTTGGTCTTCTTCATACCACTCAGCTTTCTGGCGCATCAGAACCGCTTTCGTTCCATCCTTTCCTACCAACCGTTCAGTAGTAGAACTAGGGGACTTGCTGGAATCAACAGTAATTGTACCAACAGCGACTTGATGATCCACTACCTCGTAACCAGCATCCTTAAATCGTTGAATGCGGCCAGTAGTGTCATTAACCCATCGGTACACATATCCATCTTCCTTACCAGAAACGGTGAGAAGATCGCGTTTAGATCCACTAACGGGAATACGACTAGGGCGAGAATTACGTTTAGTTTCAGCCATGTTTAACCCCTTACTTTCTGAAGGTCTTCAAGATACTTTTCTTTTGTGATGACTCCGGAACGAATCAGAGTCTTCATGATCTTCCTCTCATCATCATTCAAATCGGATTCACGAATCCCACGATTTGCTGAAGAACCGGAAGAACGATTAGAACCACCCTCTACAGCACTGGGAGGTTCTCGTCTCACATTAAATTTTTGTGGAAAAGCTTCACGCATTTCCTTGTCTACTGCCTTCAACACCTCACCTAGATTGGCAGAGGGATTACGAGACAGGTACTCAGTAGTTACAGAATCTGCATAACCACGAAGTTTACGATCTTCCTGATACCAGTTGTTATGAGAAAGCCAAGTCATAAACAAGGGATCAGGTTGACGTTGTTGTTGTGTGGGTTGAGTAAGTTCTTGCTTACGTTCTTGGTACTGTGCAGAGAGAGCATCCATTTGCTCTTCAATCTGGACTACAGCTTCTCCATCACCCTCACGAATCGCGGACTTCTTGGCCTCTCGAAGGTCTTCCATTGCACGTTTATAACCAGCATCAAATACCTTCTGGTTATGCTCCGCAAGAGTAGAAACTGCTTTGCGAAGTTCGTGTAACTCATTCTTCTGAGACTCAATTTTTCGGAATAAGTTCCCGCGATCTACAAATTCTTTGGCAGGACGCCATTCGTCGGGATTCCCTTTCCAAGAATCCTTCGGTGTCCATCCTTGATCAAGAGCTTCAAGTTCAACCTCAGAGTACTGAGGTTCAGAAGCTTCTTGTGACTCTTCGTGTTCTAGATTAAGTTGCAGGTTTTCTTCTGACATACCACTCTCCTATTTTATTACTACTTGAACATCTTCATCGTTGATCAGGACATATTCAACGTCTGTGTCCATATCCTTCACAAACCTTCCGGAATGCCTTGCATAGTAAATCTTGTCTCCAACACTAGCCCAAGGTTCCCCATCATCAAAGGCTTTCCAAGCGTTTTGTCCTATCCCAACAATAGTTCCCCTGTCCATTGCTGCACGTTCCAGTTTTTCATTAGGAACAATCAGAATACCAGACTGAGTTTGCTTCTCTATTTCATCTGGAAGGATTAAGATTCGGTGTCCGACTACCTTAAGCATCGTCAAACTCCGTATCTAGAACAGAACGAAACGCCATGATTTGTCCACGAATCGTAGTAGTTACTTTATCGTCACAGTCTCCTGAAAGAAGTTCTTTCAAGTCTTCAACTCGTCCGTGAATAGATTTCAGAAACGCTTGTGTAGCGCGACTCTGTTTCCACTCAGCGAACTCTTCCCTTGTTATTTCCACCATTGTTACGCTCCTTTTCACGCATTTGTCTCATTTGCTCTTGGTGCGTTTGGGCAGTGTTCATGATGTCTAGATCACTCCGCATCTTATTATTGAAGCTCTCTTGTTGATGTTTTTCTTGACTCTGGCGAATTTCCATGCTATGTTTCTCCTGAGCCAATCTCATCTCATTTTGAGCTTTTTGTTCTTCAAGCTGGGCTTTTAGACCCTCAATCTGCAATTTAAGTTCCATCTCTTGTTGTTTTAATTTCATTTTTTCTTGTTCCATCTGCATCTTCATGGCAGCAGATTGCTGATCCATCTGAGCCTTCATCTGCATCTCTTGCTGTTTGGGGTCTTGTTGCGGCTGGGCTTGCATGATGAAACGCTGGAAGTCATTAATTCCATTAGCAGACAAGACTTCCTTCACAACTTCGAGAGGATTCAACATACCTGTGCCCATGAGTTGCATTAGAACCTGAGCCCTCATCAATTTCTGAGTATCAGTTATATTAGACTCATGAGCATTGGGGGAAACATCCGTGCCATCGTCACGGTAGTCATCTACGGACACTTGCATAGTCTGTTGAGCACCATTCTCATCAAGAATCAGGAAATATTCCTGTTGATCAAGGTAAATGCTGTTCAAACGATACAATTTCTTGTATTCTTTGGTCAAACTACGGTAAATTCGTTTGAAAATAGCAGAAAATACCTTCAACCCTTGCTCAATTGAGGCCATTGTGGTTGTAGCTGGGGTATTTTGACCCGGCATTTTACCAGTCATGATCTCTGCAACAGAGGCCAACTCCTTACCAGACTGTACAATAGCAGTTAATAGCTGGAAAAGAACAGGAGACGGGTCTTTTGTTGGCAAAGGAACAATCGACTTACGAAGATCATCACCAGTGGACTGGACAGTCTTCCATTCACCGGGTTGGAAAGACGTAACACCACCCTTAATACGCAGTCCTTTACCCAAGAAACCACCCTGAAGGTTGGAAAGAGTGCCAGCGTCCAGCAACTGGTTAATCAAGGTATTTGCAGTATCATTCAGACTGCCAAGCAAAAGGCCAAAACCAAGGTCGTAGAACCCACCATCAGGATTGGGAATGAAGGAGAACTTGGTGAAATACTGTACAGGAGTGATTTCAATGATCTTCTTGTTGTCCTCTGCATACCTGACTCCAGATGAGTCAAATCGTGCAACAATCCTGACAACTTTACGAGACTCCAGTTCAACAGTTACAACATATGGTTCTTTGTACCCGTCTTCGTCCAAGTCCAGGAAAGTGTGCTGTTCCAAGAAAGTATAAGGCCGGTCTCCAAAATCAGGATTAGAAGAACCACTGGTGTCTTGTGTCCCCTGAACAATGTCAGACACAGGAGTTTTTGCCATAGGTTGTGGTTCACCTAAGTCAATATCTAAGAAGATGCCAGCATTTTTACGGGAGATCACATCATTTGGATACACTTCCAGAATGTGTGTAATCCGTTGGGCCTTTTCAAGACAGGGAGCCCAGTAGTTTACTGCAAGTTTATCAGGAAGAACCAAGTCAGATACATTCTTGTTCTTCATAGAATCACGATAGGTCTTCTTGAACACAGTACCGGCAATGGGAAGAATAAAAGTGAGACGATCCATGTCCTCTTCCCATCCTTCCATCTGCTCAAGAATCTGGTAACTCATATGGTTACCAATACGGTGTGCTTTCTGTGCCTTTGCACCGTCTGGATCTGCACCAGTAACCTTTCCTTTCACCGGATGGCGATCAGGAACCAGAGCAGGGTATGCACGAGCAGCAAACTGAAGAGAGGCAGTAGACAAGAGGGGGTACTTGATGTTAGCAGCCTTGGGCCAAGGGAAAGTTTTATCTTCCTTGATCTGAGCAGCAAGCTTAACATACTCCTCGTACCTATCCATCCAATCAATACGAGAATCCTCATCAAGCAAATAGCCTTCAACTACATCATCACCAATCTTGTTGAGTTGTTCTTCTTCCAACATTTCTGCAATATTAGCAGAGTCAAGTACCTTATCAAATTCAAAGTCCATAGTTTTCCTCAGTAGTTAGTAGCCCGTGCTGACACACCGACCAGATCCAGATTCGTTTTCGTGCGCTTCCCTAAGCAGATCTTCCATTTCTTCCTCGTCCTCTTCCTCTTTAGTAGGAGCGACAATAAATTTGTCAAGAACGAGACCCATGTAGCTCATTGCATCCACTTGGTCATCATGTCTGTCCCTAGGGAAACGCAGTAATTCTTCCTCAAATACACCATACCAGTCCTCCTGTTTATTGAATTTCACAGAACCAATCCTCATACGAGCCTGAATAGAACGTGCTCTTGTTTGCTTGTCACCCGAAGGACGCACGGTGACAATTGATGGAAATACGTTCTCAGTAAGCATCCTCTCTGTCAAGAAAGGGCCAATAGCCTTGGTGATCTTTTCATCTTCCAAAGCAAATAATTCAGGTTTGTATTTCTTTTGCAAGGCCAGAATAGTACCCACAATCTCCATACCATCTAGTCGCTCACGAATAACATCAACAATGTACAGGTTGTTGTCTGAGTCCACACACCCAACAGCAAAGACAGAATAGTCAGCACGTTCCTTCTGGGAGATAGCCAAGTCTGCCGTAATGTAATAATTTACTGGTCTTGACTTATCACGAATCTCCTTCAAGTCTGTGGCTGTCATCGGAGCAAAGTCACCCCTACGGAAGTATGCCCTGCTCATGTCCAGTGGATAGTTCAGGTATTCTTGGCTGTAGCCTTCAGGCATACCTTGGTCAGCATACTCCTGACGAATCCTGATCAAATGTTCCTTAGAAAACCTGTCTTTCCACAAAATCTGAGAGAAGTCATCATTATGTGCTTTATACTTGACAGACTTCCAAAACTGCTTCGGTTTTTCAGACCAAGTACGCAGTTCGTCGTTCCTTGTAAATTTATCCCTCTCAGAAGGCATTAAACGCTCTAGGAGCGCGTCCATGTGAAGAATAGTACCGATATACCTAACTTTACCTTCGATGCTCCTACAGGGCATTAAAGCGCCGTAAAACCACCTTCTCAGTTTTTCCCTACGATCCGGGTTCATTACGAGTTCATCGTTCTCCAGATCGTCGATGATAATCATGTCAGGACGGTAGTTATCCCACTTAGTACCACGGATCTTCTGTTCAGCACCCTTAGCAATGATCTTGAACCTGTGTCCGTCTTCCATCTCAACAATACAGTCAGTTTCAGCATCCTTGATGAATCGTTTGATGCCAAACAGATCAATCAGGTCAGAGTTTTCACGGAGTTCTGCCTTGATGTCGTTCAGGAAGTTGATTGCCTGTGCCTCTGTATCAGAGACCACCATGACAAACTTACTCTCCCGGAACAAAACAGTAGCCAGAGTAAAGGAATGTGTAATGGCTGTAGATTTTGCATGCTTTCTGTAGTCCCATATCCCTACGGGTGTCGGACTATATCTTCATCAATCCTTGGCATTCATCTCTGAGATTTTGTGTTTTAGCAAGGAACGATATGCGACTGTCTCTTCTGGTGTTTTCTTCTTGTTGTCTGACATTGTATTTTGAAACTCTATACCAAGTTCAGCTACAAGTTGTTTATTCCGAAAGTATGGCATCATTTGAACTAATGCATCTTTTGCAGCCTGACAGGAAAGAGACCATGAATGTCGCTGCTTCCTGTTGCCTATTACTTTCTCTGGGTTCTGTACCCGAATATTACCACCAAAAATACGTTGCATTTCATACAGTGGTTCTGGATTTACATGGTTAATCCCTATCCGCAGATAGAGACTCTCGTATTCCTTGTCTCCTCTCCTCATTTTACGACGTTGGATACAGACAAAGCCTTCACCATCAAAAAAACCAGCACACCAAGCTAAATCATGAGCACGGCTCATTTTAATCTCCTTTTGAATATGGATTGAGTCCCCTGTATAGTCTCTACACATTTCCAGAACAATCTGGTTTAGCTCGGGGTTGGGTGTTCTACCGTTCTCCGAATTAGGGGGATTTTACCGGGGCCATGCACTTACTCTATTTATATTGCGCCGAGTAACTAGTCGTTAACCCCGAGGCGCTGCTATGGCGACGTTTCTCTCATCTGAGCAGCATAACTCCCACCATTCCCTGTGACAGAGAGGTGTTTCCGTTGGTGTATCAAACTTTGAAGCAAGGGCAGTTCTTACAAAGCCCTCAACAATGTCAGCCGTTAGTATTCCCACGTTTCTTTCCTTTAGGTGGATTCTGGTAAGGATTCTTTTTCAGCGTGTACTTCTTAGATGGTTTCTTTACGTTACCCGGAAACAGTGCTGCTTCCAACAGGCTCTTCGGAGATTGTCTCACTTTTGCCATTTACAGTCCTTGCTTTAGCGAATTTAGCAAATTCCTCTGCCATCTTCTTGAGTTTATCGTTCACAGACGTTTGTTCTGTCCGCTTCGTAGGCTCTCCCCGGATAAGAGCACGTTTATCAAAGAGAGTGTTGACAGTCCGGACAGCATCAACAGTCTTGACAGGGATGCGTACCATCGACTGAGAGCGACCATCGTAGACATATTCACCATTTTGAAGACGATCCTCCACTTCTTTCATGGCCTTTTCAATAATCTTGGTGATTTGAGTATCCAACTCGTCATTCTTGTCAGAACGAACTCGTTGCATGATCTCCGTCCACCAAGGTTCCATCTTCCACCGACGGATAGTCCCGGCAGGAATACCAGTAGCCTTAGCTACCTTGGCAGCGTTCCCAAGTACCATGTACAGAGTCACTACTTTGATCCTTGCTTCAGGACTCCACCACTGATAACGCTGGATAGCTTCCTTGCTATGTTTAGATCTGAAGTGTGAACTAGGTGTACCAGTCATAATCCTACCATCCTCTTCTCCGGTAACAACAATCTCTTCCGGACAAGAAGCAATAATTTTTTCTACTAGTTCTGGGGGAGTTTCTCTTGGTGTATTACCCACTTACAGTTCTCCTTATGTTCGGTATTTTCTTAGTCAATATTTTTTCTAAAAAGTTCAGAACTTTTCTCTCTTTCTGGTGACTAAAGCTACATGATGTGCTAAAGCAGGAAAGTTATCGGTGTATAATCGTACGTTTCGTTACTGTGTTGCATCATACAATGCCCTCATGAAAGCTACCTCGGGGGTGACGTGGGACGATACTAGAGCGTGGTAGGCAGGGATTGTTATTTCCCTGAATAGTCTGGTTAGTCGTACTGAATAACAAGAGAAAGGCAGTGAGGAGCCTCAACCTTACCGACTAGCTATCGGGTGTAAGTCGTGGCGAAGCTGAAGTCCTCTAACAGTACAGACCTCTAAAGAACTCAGGGTGATACCCAATGATTTAGAGATACGTCGCTTTTACCCCTTAACTGTGGGTAGGGGGGACTGTGACTCTTGAATCTAGGGTGATATAAATAAATATATGATTTATATAGAAATATTAATAAATATAAATTATATAACAAAGATAATAAATATAACTGTAACTTAAACTCAGCGAGATGTCTGACAAAGACTAACGAGCGTTATGTTTGAATATATCAAATGGTTAGACATCACCTCAGCAGGTGATGAATGGGTAGAAGAGTCAGAAGTCCATGACCTTTGTGAAATAGAAACAGTAGGTATCCTTCTCAAAGAAACAGACTCGTACATAACCCTCTGTCTATCCTTGTCAGAAGACAGACTAATCAGAGGTTATGTCACTATCCCTAAATCAGTCATAACATCACGAAAGGTATTACACCATGGCTAAACAATGTAAACGTAAAAAAGGTTCTGGTAACAAGAAGACCAAATGAACATCTTCGATATACTAGCTAATCAGAGAACTGTAGCAGATACTGGTTATTCACCATCTCTCCCATCCCCGGAAGTTCTTGAATCATCTTCTCCTAAAGGTATCCTTTCTAAGCTCCTAGCCAAGGGAGGTCTCACAGGGAAACGACTGTCCTCAGCCCCGAGAGATGTAATGCCTAATCGAGAAGCAATGGAACAACTCCTGCATTCTACCCCCCACAATGAAACGTATCTCATAGATCTGATTCGATCTCGTGAACTTGAAAAATCCTATCCAGAATTGTTTGACCTTGCTGTACGGTCTAACCCAACAATGAACGCATTCGGGAGATATGTCCCATCCTGGAAAGGTAAAACAACAGGAACTATCCCAGCAAGAATTGAGTATAACCCCAATCTACTCAGTGATGTTGATGAACTTCTCCAAGCCCTGCTCCATGAAAGTAAACATGGAATAGATGACATAGATAATGTCCTCCAAGCACCGGGATATTTAAAACGAGGAAACTCGTCGTGGAACTACTGGACTTCCCCCGGAGAGGTAGCTGCAAGAGTAGCTCCCAGAGCAGAAACATCCAAGTACATCCCCGAATCTTACTACAGAGCCGCAGAAACACTCAACGGCTACGATAAAGGACTATATGGAATCCCATCCTTCTTCATGGGAGTCGGTAATTCAGTTCTAGGCTCAGAAGTTAATCGTAGGTATCAAAACACTAAATAACAATAATAACATCCAGCAACATCCTTAAGCCCCCTAATACGGGGCTTTTTTTATGCCTATTAACCGAACACTAGTTTGGGATGAAAAATACTAGAAATTTAGTAAGGTGTCAGAATCCCTTTCTAACGAATACCAATTTTCCCCCCACCCCCTATAGCAAAATAAAGAAATTAAAAGCATCCCTGTTTTAAAAACAATACGATCTGACATCATCTTCTGCTATCTTCTGCTAATTTGCTGTATCTTCTGCAATCTACAAATGAGAATTGTTCTCAAAAAGGAAGGGTATTTGCACCATCTTAGTGCATCAATGACTTATCC